CCTAGAATATATTTAGTATTAGATTTTCCTTTGATTAATGTATATGGAGCTTCTCCATCAGGAATAGTGCATTCATGCATCTTTTTTGCGCTAAAATATCCATCACTACCATCAGTAAATTGAGCGCAATATTCTCGCAAAAATGAACTGTGAGAAGTGCCGCCATTTTGAGCTTCTTCAATGACGGTATTATCAATCATGTGAGTTGGCAAAGCTTCATAACTCATTTGAGCTATAAAATAAGTAGCATCGCCTTTTTCATTTGAATAAATCTTATCGTTCCACTCTTTATAAGTTTTATATAAGTTCTCGAAAGTAAAAGACGCAGAAGATAAAGCGATCATCTTAGAAGTATTTGGAAAGACCATTCTTTCCGCTTCAGTCATATGACCATCTTTAATTAATTTATCCTCAATTTCTCTAATTTCCATACGCTCTTTCATGTTCTGAGGAGCGACAAGGAATGGCATCAATACAGTTTTAATAATATCTTCAGGTAATAGAAGATACTCGTCTAGTAATAGAATATTGGCGCGAAAACCACGAATCTTTTCTCCGTTGAGAGGTATGGCTGTAATGGAACCTCCATTAATTTGCCATTCATATTGATCGTTTCGTTTAGCTTTCACGCCGAAAGCTTGTTGAAGAAGTTCGCCGCCTTTTGAATCGACAATCTTCTCTAAATAGTTAAAAATAAAACGCGCAGTTCTAAATGTAGGGCCAGCAATTAGAATTTTTGTATTTGGTTCAAATACGCATTGCAAAAAGCAGAACACGCCACCAAGGAATGTTTTACCGCAACCACGGCCAAGAACATTCATGCAGAAATTACGGTTCATCATTCCTTTGAGAATCATCTCTTGGAATGGTGCGAGTTTTATTCCTGAAAGTAATTCAGTAGTAAATCCTACATTGTTTCTTAGAAACTTGGCGAGAGTAATACGAGCTTCTTTATCATCAAGTTCTCCTTTAAGAAGCTTATACTCTTCATTTAAATCAGGAAAATCTGATTTATATTTGTCTGGACAGTAAATCATAACTTCTGTATATCATATAATAGCTGAAGATCGTAATTTAATGATATATCTTTATTGATAAATATCTTTTCTATTACTCTTACGCATTCTTCTCTACCATCTACAAATAAAAACTGCACGTTCTTATATGTAGTCATTAATGTTCTGACTTTATGAAATATAAAATCAGGATTGACTTTTGTATTTCTAGCTATATATGGAAGATAATTAAATCTCAGACACGTTGCCAAATCATTCTCAACCACCACAACAATAGAACTATTATTCTCGGCGGCTCTTTCTATCTCCCGGCAAAATCTATCGTATCCTGCGGCCAAAGTTCCAATAAAATCTTTAAGCGACTTTCTTTCGATAAATGTATTTCCAGAAACTTCTAAATTCTCGAAACAATAATCTCCAAAGTCTAATTTCTTTACTTGAGTTAATCTAGAAAACTCCAAAGGCTTTTGCTCTCTTGTATCTACATATATACAATAATCATCAACTATAGAATCAATTAAAATCAGATCTTTTGGATTTAAAAACTTCTTTTCAAAGCCGTTATTGGCACAGTAATCATAATAATCGCCAATAACAGTTTCTAAAAAGTTAATGCTAGGAATTCCAGAAGACTTTAATTCTACTTGAGAGAATGGATATATAGACTTTTTCTTTTCTTGACGTTTTTGCAACAAGCCTTTGCAGTAATCTCCAACTATTTTAGGATCAGAAGACTTCGCCCATTTCTTAAAGTTTATTTTTGAATTAAAATCAGACTCGAAATACTGATCTTTATTCTTAAATTCAATAAGTTCACCAGTCAGCAAATCCTTACGAGGATAATAATGCTGATAATAATCTGATACTGAAATTTTATGAGATTTTAAATGAGCATGTAAACTTTTATCATTATCAAAATCTTTATTACAGAACTTACAATTAACCATTCAATATCTCCTGTTTAGAAATACCTAATATGCGGCATTTTAATTCATCCATGCCTTCTAGCTTCGTAATTTCTTCGTCCAAAGTTCTCTTTCTCATTTCAGCGAGTTTAAGCATCTTCATTCTTGATTCTTCTTCTTTCCAAGCTTGAATAAGATTAACAATACTAGCATTTTGTTTAATTTGACTTCCTAAACGATCTGAGCGTTTAGTTTTTAAATCATTGACAAGTTTCTGCTGACGACTAACGCATTGATTATATTCTTGCTGCGCTGTATTTATAGACTCAACAAGACCCATTGAAATTCTAGCGTCATTATCTGCGGCTCCTTCCAATAATCTCTGCAACTTTTCTACTCTTCTCTGAATACTAGAAGCAATAACAACTTCTGAAGACAATATGATATATTGATCTACTTCTTCTTCTGTAAGATCATTCTTGTCGTATGTATAACGGACGAAAGAGCTTTCAAAAAGATCTCTATCAACATTACTATCATAAGAATTAATTTGATGCACGAATCTATAAGTATTGATATACTTTAATAGACATTCTAGATCTTTCTTGTGTCTAGAATTGAGAGTTTCGCGTTTTAAATTCAAGTCATATACATATCTGTTGACTTTATTAATCGCTTTATCTAAAGAACGAGGGGAAACATAATCTTCTTGAGCTATTTCTTCTTGCTCTTTATAAATCTCTTCAGGAAGAATGTTTTCAGAAATAAATTTGGCGACAATTCTAGTTTCATTGTTCAAATTAGACAATGTAGGATTGTCAAATATGATTCGCGTTATTTCTAACGCCTTCATTGTTTTGGCATTATTTAAAATGAACTGTTTGTTTTCGTCGCTTAAATCGGGCGCTTTTTTTGATTTATATTCATGAGTACCTCTAGCTTTTAAACTTCTTTTTGCTAGAAATGCTTGAACATATTTACCTTCTTTACAACGACCATCTAAATCTGGCTGATTTGGGTATGCTAATCTTATTAACTCTATCAGTGAAGGAGGATCATCAGGGCGATTATTCCATTCGTTAACGATAATGTTCTGTTGTTCTTCATTTAACATATTAATAAACGTCTATCCCGCCATTATGGATATTTATCTTTATCTTTTTGATAATAGCTTTTTGCATGTTCTTTATCTGCTTATATCCAGGATTTCTATTTTCTTCTGTACTCTTATATCCCATCTTTTTAGCCGCTTGCTTTTCTGTCATTTTCTTTATATACAACATTTCATATAGTTTCCATTCTAACGGCTTCAAAAACTTCTTCATCTTCTCGTCTAGATCTAATTTAAACTTATCTATATCAATAGAATCTTGATAACTTGTATCGACGCAATTTTCTAAAGACTCAAAAGAGACTGGCATATTTAAATTATATGCATGCTTCTTATTTTTCTCCCATTCTTTGTATAATGGGCAATTTGAACATTGTTTTCCGAACTTCTTGCAGCCTTCATCTGGTTCAGCTTCTGGACACTGGGCGCAAGGTTTAATAAAATTCAGATAATTATTGCGGATTAAATTCTTTATCTGATTTGATATGATTCTATTTACCCAAGGAGCCAATGGCTTTTTTGGATTATAAAGATGCCACTTTTTGTATATATGAATGCGAATGATCTGGGAAACGTCATCAAAATCTATCCAAGTTAGACTGGATAGATTCCATTTGTTCCTTCTTTTACTTATTTCGTTGTCGATTATACTTATCGACTCTTCGAAAGAAGGTGATGACTTTTTCTTTTTCATTATTGATTTTTAATCGACCCTGCTTCTCTTCTGAAGTCATCCATAGAATATCCGCCACCTTCATTACTTCTTTGAAATACTTCGCCGCCTGTTGAAGATCCAATTACATTCTCAATTTTTACTTTTTGCCCATGATCTTTTTCAATTTCTACGTCTAACTTAGAAGCACTAAATGCCAAATCTGTGTCAATTGGTGCGCCATCATCATCTTCATCCATGTCATCTTCTACAACTGGGGCGCGATATTGTGGTCGCGTAGTCTTTGGAGATGGTTTTGTTGGGGCGACAACAGAAGCCGCCGCAGATTTTGTCCCAAAAGGATTTCCGCAATTAAAGCAGAAATTGGGCTTATTAGCTGATTCGTGTGGCGACCCACATTTTTGGCAGTATATCTTCATGATATATTATATTACATTTATTTCGAAGATTTTAGTTTATTAACGATAAACTTCACTATTTTTGATCGAACAATGTCTTCTTCATCAAATGTGAATGTATATATTCCCATAGCTTTACTATCTTCATCAGAGAATAAATTAAATAATTCTTCAAAGCCGCCAGCTTTATTAGATGGCAAATCTGTTTGCATAGGATCAGC